GCTTGTTTAGGTTGAGGTTCTCTCATTGTTACCCAGCCGTCAAAATTGACAGGGATTGATTCAATAAGAAGTGAAGTGCCACCTTGTTTGTTGCTCATAGCAACGCCTACTTTTTGCCATCTAGCTTTTGTTTCGCCAGCCGCATTAGTGTATTCGCCTGTTTTAGCGATTAAATCGTGTGTGATAGCCATTATTTTATTTCCTTTAAGTTATTTACGATAGTTTCTATTTCAGACAAAAAGGCGATCACCGCATTCTGCATGTTATTAATATACTCATCATCTCGATAAATACGCTTTACGAATCCTTGTAAATGATCGGGCATTTCAGGATCATAGGATACAAGGTCGCAAAATTCTTTTTCAGGCATGCAAGCTAATTGCCATTGCACCTGGTCGTAATACTGTTCTAATTGTTTACCGCCTGTTAAGATGTTATCTAAATGGTTTTCAGGATTGGGTATTTTGATCTCAATTAAAGAATTAGTGGCTTCTACTAATCCGTCAGGGCTACATTGAGCGCCGTCAATGGATGGGTGTAAAACGATTGCTACTTGATCCACAAAGGTATTATATTTAACTTCATACCATGCCCTAGCCATAGGTTCTAAATCGATTCCTCGTTGCATTGCGGGCGTTTTATAGGTATCTAATTTCTTACCCGTCAATCTTTCCCTAATCAATTCATTCTTATACTTTTTACGGGTTAAAGATTCAGCGCCACCTCGACCTTCAGTTAAGACATCAGCAACTCTTGATCCACCAATTTTGCCTATTCTTAAAGCCATCCATTCAGGACTGCCTTGCTCTATACCTTTTATTATTCTATCCATTTAAATTTAAGTTCCTATAAGTTACGCCATCGTGCCATTGTTGATCGGTTGATTGCTCATAAAGCTGAATTATTTTTTCAGGGTAAAGCATTAAAGGTTTATGATCCTTAAAACAAAATGCATAAATTAAAGGACATTCTTTTGAATCAAACCACTCTAAAAAATGAGGTAGTAGTTTAATTTCGCTTGCCTTAATATTAGCCGTTCCTTTAACCATAACTAATCCAGCAACACCTTTATTGTTGATATAAAAATCAGGAAGATTTCTAATCAAAGGATTAAGATTATAAAAGTTAGGGATTGGATCGTTCTTCTCATCAAAGCCTAATCGCCTGTAAAAATAACCTTTAGATTGGCAATAAGCTTCAAACAATACTTCCGCTATATTAACGACATTATTTCTTTCTTTATAAGAATATGCGCCATTCATAGTTTAGGGCTTTGAATTTTGCCGTAAAGAGGGGCTAATAAATATTTATCACCCATCTCTCTTTTAAGCCTTTGAATCTTTGTTCTGCGCGCTTCTATTTCTTCAATTTCTTCAAAGGTATATAAAAATTCAACACCATAAAAATTACTGTTTCTCATGCCTTCCATCATAGCTCCGCCTTTCTTTTGTCTTTAGCTTCAATAACTAATTTAGATAGAGTGCGATCATTCTTAACTTCACCCATTACAAAATTATAATTAGACTGTAGTTCTTCTAATGACTGTGATTGACTAATTCTTTGTAAATAATCGGCTGCATTAAGAACTGCTGATTGGCCATCATCATCGTCTGCATACAAAGCAAGAAAACTAGAGATAGAATATCTGCGGATATAACTAATTGCAGAACCTAAACCTTGAGCATCTTGTTTTTGAATAGGACAGACGGCAGTATCTTCCAGCCATTCACCCGAACTATGGATTAAACGAGTGGTAAGATGGAGCTTATTGTCGTCTGAAGGGCTTAAAGATTGCACAATAGCAATACCATTATTATTGAGTGGCGCTTTAACGGCATCAATAACTGAATTGATATTGGCATACTTGGATTTGTAATGAGGATTAGTTGAATCTTTAACGGCAAATCTAATTTCTTTTTGCGCGGATACTAAAGCTTCAGCTATCTGTTTGATGCTATCGGAAGTTTTCATCTTATCTTGTCCTAAAAAGTTTCGTTAAATTACATGCGAGATTGTATCATTATATGCCCATCTTGCAAAACTATCTCTCTCATAGTTTTCAGCTATAAATTTTGCTAGCCTTTTAATTTCCGCATCGTAAACATCTTTAATGCGACCTAGCTTATCATCTTTAGAATCATAGAGAATATTCTTTACTTGATTTTGAACTTCAACTTCATCATAAAAATCAGAAAAGACATCCACATTAAAAGCAATATGATATTCAATTAATTCTTGCAAAGATATATGAGGTTCTAAATCTAGGAAATCAGGATCAGGATTCATCATAGTTTGGATATGAATCTTGTGTTGCATCTCTCGTTGCTGGTCAGACATATTTGCCCCCGTAACTTGTTGATTTTTCGTCATATTACACCCCTTTTAAGAAATTGTCTAGTAAAGGTAATAAGACATAAAGCCATAAGCCAAAGTAAGCCCAAAATGCAACTGCAAAAATAATAAGTTGTTTTGTTTGTCTTGTCATGTTATTCCCCTATTTCAGATTTGTAAGGATCAATTTGTGTTTGAACATATTCGTAATTACCACTTTGCGAATTATGCTTGAGTTTTGAATTAGGTGCAACAAATTCGTATTTGTCGGCAGTCCAATTGTATTTAAGCTTGGCATCTTTAGGTGCGTAGTTATATTTGTTTTCAACCCAATTATAACGAAGCTTTGGTGATTCACCCCCGATTGCCATGATCGGGAGTGCGATTAATAGTGCGGTTAATAGTGTTTTCATTTAGTTTCCTTTAGTTTCTTGTTGAGTTGTATAAAGAGTATCCATTGCTTGAGTTAATTTTTCATCAAAATCAACCCAAAATGAATTAACAGGAATTGAAAACTTTACTTCATGTTGCAAAGCTTCAATAAGACTTTCAATTTTTAAGAATTTTTTTTCGTTAATCATATTTTGTCCTTTAAAAAACAGGGGCAATTAAGCCCCTTGTCTTATTACTAATCCTGTAAGTGCATCAACTACTGTTTCACTTGGATCAAAATTTGCAGATATTTCAAAAAGTTCTTCTTCTGAATAACCATTTTTTTGACGCATTTGAAAATATTTTTCTAAAAATGCTTGATCTTCTGAAGATTTAGTTTTTAAAGAAATTAAAAGTGTTTGCTCTGAAATTTTGCCATCAACAAAAGCTAATTCAAGAATGTCAATTGGTGGAACAGAGTTATTTGAAGCCCAACGAATAACGCCATTAGCGTCTGTGTAGTGATCGTGCTTGTCAAGTTTAGCTACGAATCTGAAGTCTGTTGTTTGAAGTTTCATTTTAGTTTCCTTTAAGTTTCGTTAATAAATTGTTTCCGTAAGAGTTATTATCCATATAAAATGACTTTGTGCAATCTTTTTTGAAAATATTTTATGAAGAATAACGAACACCTGGCACAGACTTTGCTTATTAAATGGTTTAGGCTTCAATATCCATTAATGGCAAAATGCTTGTTTGCTATACCAAATGGCGGTGCTAGGCATATCGGAACGGCTATTAAACTTAAACAAGAGGGGGTAACCGCAGGGGTATCCGATTTGTTCCTTATGATTCCAGCAAATGGGCTTCATGGGCTATTTTTAGAGATGAAAGCAGACAAAAGTGCAAAATTACAACAAAACCAAGAACAGTTCCTTACTTTAGCAGAATCAATGGGTTATGGTGCAGAAGTGGCTTATGGATTTGAAGAAGCTCAAAAAATAATACAAAAATACTTGCACGAATCATAAAAACTGGTTAATAATAAAAAAGAACAAGATAAGAGAAAGGGAACTAATTGCATTATTATCAACATAACATATCAGATTACAGGGCTGATACAGGCCACTTAACCCTGTTAGAGCATGGTTGTTATCATCAACTGCTAGATCAATATTATCTTAATGAAGAACCGCTTCCATTAGATATAGACAAAATATTCCGATTACTTTCAGCGAGGACACAAGATGAAAAGAGTGCTATTAAAAATGTGCTTAAAGATTTCTTTATTGAAACTGAAGCTGGTTTTATTCAAAGACGGGCTGATGATGAGATTAAATTCTATCATGATAGGGTAGATCAAGCTGCAAAGGCAGGCCGTAAGAGTGCCGAGAAACGGGCGAATTCCAACGAGCGTTCAACGGGCGTTCAACGGATGTTCAACCAACTAATAACTAATAACCAACAACCAATAACTAATAACAATATAGATATATTGTCCGATTTTGATATATTTTGGCAAGAGTATCCAAAAAAGGTCGGCAAAGAAGCAGCAAGAAAATCTTGGAATAAGATAAGACCTAATTTACAAGATGTTCTTCAAACTTTAGCTTGGCAAAAAACTAGCAAGCAATGGTTTGAGAAGGGTGGACAGTTTATTCCAAATGCTAGCACTTATTTAAACCAGCATAGATTCTTGGATGAGCCGTCTGTATCAGTAACATTTTAGGAAGAAAGATGATAAATGAAATCTTATGTCTATCAGCAATTATGTTTGGTGAAGCTAGGGGTGAACCTGATATGGGTAAAGTTGCAGTCGCTTATACTGCAATTAACCGCAAAGCCGATCCAAATTATCCAAAAACTATTTGTCAAGTAATGAAGCAGCCTGCTCAATATCAGTTTCTTGATTATGGGATGCCAACAAAAACACAGATAGCTTATTTAGAACCGCTTGCAAAAGCGATTTTAGAAAAGAGGATAGATGATCCAACAAGGGGCGCAAAATTCTTTCATACAAAGCAAATGCCAAAACCTTTTTGGGCTAGACAAAAAGAAGTTAAGATAGCTATAGCAAATCATATTTTTTATTAACAAAAAAAGGACAAAAAATGACACAAGATACAACAATGGGTAATTTAGAAACTTGGGTTCGTCAGTTAAATGGCGAACTCAATGTTCAAGATATAGCAAAAACTAGACCAGCACCAATAGAAGATGTAGTAGCTCCCTATTCGGTATTTTTAAGACATTATGATAAAGTTGGACTTTGTGCGGCCACAAATAAAAGACGCGCTAGTCGATGTAATGTAGAATTTGTATTTGATGGTAATACTCGAAAACTTAAAAATGTAAGAATGATTAATCAAGATGAAGAATAAAGAACCTGATACTAAAGAATGGCTTTTAAAAGTCCATAGACAAACTCAAACTGATCTTGAGTATAGAAAAGAACTTGCTAGAGATGTTAATGAGCTTGTAGAAGCTTTAGATTGGATGGTAGAAGGATTAACCCAAGGCGATCCAAGATATGACGCTATACCTTGTGTTAGAAATGCAAAGGTTATATTAGAAAAACTTAAAGGATAAGACAATATGGAAACTAGAGTTTGGATGGTAGAAGAATTTGATAATAATAATAATCTTGTATGGAAAATGCTTTCTTTCTTTCCGCCCGACACTTTAGAATGGATGAAAGATATTCGTGGTAAGAAGCACAATTTAGTTATATCAGAATTAGGAGTTATAAATTCTAAAAAAATTAATGATATTGAGAAAAAATATGATTCTAGCAAATTTGTGGTTGGCCTTTAAAATTGTTAGTTTTATTTTGTGGGCGGTTATATTCTTGGTTATTTCACTTGTCTTATTTTTCTTGTGGGAAGAATTTAATGACTAAATTTATAGATTTTGCAATAAAAATATTAATAGTAGGCGGTCTTTTTGGTATATTTTTAGGATTAGCATTAGTGTTAGAATTAACATTTATCCGATGAGTAATTGTATGGAAGTCTTATTTCGCTATATTGTATTTGATGATTTTGGCGAGCCAATTATACGCTTTAGAACAAAGCATGAAGCTGAATGTTATGTATTGCACAGACCCAACCATAAAATTCAACGATTACCACCTCAACCAAAAGAAAATGTATTTGATTTAATAAAAGACGAGCCACCATTTTGAGCCATATATTAATTATTATCACAGGCGCTATTTATAGCTATATAAGTTTTGAGCAGTTTTATCTTGGCAATAATGGAATGGGTATTTGTTATTTTGGTTATGCTTTAGGTAATGTTGGATTGTATATGATGGCTAAATAAAAGGATTATTAATGACACAAAACGATAAGGTAAGATTTCAATCTATGATGGACACGCTTACATCAGTCTATCAAAAACAACCATTAGATCAAGATAGTTTTAAACTTTGGTTTTATAAACTTCAGAAGTTTGAATTTAATGTAGTTACTAAAGCTTTTGATAAGCATATTGATAACAGTAAATTCTTTCCCAGTATCTTTGACATATTGCAATTGTGCAGGGAAAAGCCAATTGAATTTGCCAGGCTAGAAGCGCCGAAATTATCTAAAGAAGCTAATGCGGTATATGCGGCAAATGTAAATAAATTTGTGCAGGACATTAAGAGTGAAGATAAGAAGTTAAAAGATATGAGGGCTTGGGCGCATCGCATTATTGCTAACCCCAAGAATTATCCACCAATCTCACTTGAATTCGCAAAGGAAGCTATACATGCAAAATAAATGGAGCAAAGTTAGTAAATATTGCATTGAGCGCAATAATTTTTATATATCTCGATACATGCTTGCGGATGGCGCAAATAGATTTGTATTATGGGATGGCACAAAGATGATTAAAATACACGATGACGCAAAGGCGCTAAAAGATGAAGCAGAAAGAATGGATAGTGACGCTACAAAATATCAATCAACTACAGATTTATTTGGAAGGTCTTATCAAAGAAGGCAAAACACCACAAGTTACGATCAAAGAAAAGGTTAGCGGTGATAAGAGGTCGATTGAAGCAAATAAGTTCCTGTGGGGTAAGTTATATAAAAGCATTAGTAACTTTACAGGTTACTTACCTATGGAAGTGCATCTTCTATGCGGGCATCTTTTCCTATCTGAACAGAAAACTATTAATGGAGTTCAAGTTCCTTATGTTCGCTCAACAACTGATCTTACAGTCGAGGAGTTTACATCTTACATACAGAATATTGAGAGTTATTTTGCCCAGCTAGGATGGTCAAGTGACTAAAGACGAAAAAAAGCACTACGATCAATTGTCACAATTGGGATGTATAGTGTGTAGGCGAGAAGGATGGGGTTATAGTCCACCTCATATTCATCATATTAGACATGGTGCAGGGTTATCCCAACGCAGTCATTGGTCGCTCGCCATACCCTTATGCCCTAACCATCATCAAAATGGCGGTTATGGGATAGCGTTACATGCAGGACAAAAAGAATTTGAAAGAAAGTTTGGATCGGAAGTTGAGCTTTTGCAAGAAACAATCAAGTTAATGAGGTCTAAATTATGATAGAATTATTATTCGGCGTTATTATTATGATTATCGCCATTTATTTTATGAATAGGTAATCTTATGAAAAAAGTATATTCAATCCATGAAGCTGAAGTAGTATTGCCAAGCGTGACTATTGGCGAATTTATATTAAAGCTACTCCATGCAGCAACTAACGGACATATTCTACATTTACAAACTAAATCTTATGCAGAACACAAGGCGCTTCAAGGTTATTATGAAAAGCTACCTGATGCAGTTGATACAATCATTGAACAATGGCAAGGCGCATATCAAACGATTATTGAATATCCATCAGGCTATGAAGCACCTAAAGCTGATGCGCTTCAGGAAGTAACTTACATTAGAGATTTTATTGTGGCTAATAGAGCAGTTGTTGGCGATTACACAAGCATACAGAATGAAGTCGATGCACTATTAAGTATTGTAGAATCGACAATGTATAAGCTTACCTTTTTAGATTAATGCCAACTGCCCCGCTCAATACAAAGTGTCGGGAATTAGGTTGCAAGAATGAAAAGACTAGCCGATCCACTTTTTGCAATGAGCATGGTGGCGCTATAACAGAAAAAGGCCGAGAGAATAGTAAATTATATTCAACTGCCTTTTGGAAGAAACAAAGAGTTATTCAATTAAGTAAAAAGCCATTATGTGCAGCTTGTTTGATTGAAGGTCGAGTAGTTCAAGCTATTCATATAGACCATGTATTCCCACACAGACAAGATGACAATAAGTTTAAGGTAAATCTATTTCAAAGCTTATGTCCAGCGCATCATAGCCTAAAAACACAAGAAGAAAATGAAGGCAAGTATTTATATTATTCAGATAACGGATTAATTACTTATACAGACGCGGACTATGGCCAAACTATTAACCAAACAAAATCTGCGCAAGATATATAAAGCGTTATCATCATTGCCACCATTTAATGAAATGCGTGGTATGCCCCAAGCTCATCGCATAACATTTTCTGTAATAAATACAAACGAAGTAATGGGTTATTTTCATACTCATCCCATGCGAATTGAAATAGATAAGATGTGTGATACTTGGGATAAGATATTTGTAACTATGCTTCATGAGTGTTGCCATGTTTATTTATTTCATAATGGATATGACGATTACGATCAGCATGAAGAAAGATTTAAAAAATTAGCAAAAAGAGTATGCGATGTTTATATTGGACTTGATGTAAAGGAGTTTTAATGAATAAAGTTATAACATTTATATTGGCGCTTATTATTTCTAACCAAATATTTGCGGCCGATACTAATATCACTACAAATATGAAAGGCATGCCTGTTCCTTCAGCTATTGCGCCTTCTATTTCTACTATGAATCCTAAAATATGTAAAACAGGTGTAAGTGGCGGAGCTAACACAGGTGTTGTATCTATTAGCGGTGGATTTACAGTTGAAGATGAAAATTGTGCAAGAGTAGTTAAAGCTGAAACTTTATCTAATCTAGGTTTAAAAGTAAGTGCGGTAAGTTTAATGTGTCAAGATGAAGCTACATGGGAAGCAATGGAAATGGCAGCTAGCCCTTGCCCATTCGGTGGCGCTTTAGGCGATGTTGCTAGACGCGCTTGGTTTAAACGATACCCTGAAAGATTCTATAAGTTATATGGTTCGGACTTTAAGCTTCCTGTTATTGCTGATAAGCAGTAATGCTTATGCTTGGTATTGCACTTATGTTCCTGACAACAACGGATACATAACAAATTTACAATGCTATGATATAGATGATGCAACTGCGCTTACAGGCTATTGGTGTCCTTATTATCCTAATGATCCAATATGCGCACCTTATATTCAGCCAGCTTGCACAGACGCTACAGAAACTAGAACCTTATCATGCCCTATAAATTATTCAGGTGCATTAAATCAGGTTAGGTATTATACTTGTAGCGCAAGTAGTTGGTCTGCTTGGCAAGATAGTTCAAATAATTGTGTTGCTGATCCGCCAACTTGTGTATCAACGACAGAAACAAGGGCTTTATCATGCGCAAGTGGTTACGAAGGATTAATAACGGAATTAAGAGTTTCTCAATGCTCCGATCCGTATGGTTTGCCAACTTGGACTGCATGGTCGGAAACATCCAATACTTGCAAGATGACATTAGACAATCAGGACAATGTAACAAGCCCTGTGAGTGTAATAAGCCCTGTAAATCCGAGCGGGATACTCAACACAAGTGTTACGCCTACGATAACCGAATCTGTAATTGCACAGACAGATATTGTGCAGACATTTAGTAATGCATTAAATAGCACTACAAGCGAAGTCAAAAGCGAATCTAAAAAAGAAGATACCAAATCAGAAAATAAGAAAGATGTAGAAATTGTTCCTGGATTGGGAATAGTTTTAAGTTTGGCTTTATTGCAAAGCCCAAACAATTTAACTCAACCGAATATGGTTGATTCTTATAATTTAACGCAGGAAAATGATTATGGACTTCAACAAGGAATTTATATGGGGCTTATCACTCAAACAAGTATTTCTGATAGGTTCAACGCTTATAGCAGTCGTAGGAACGCCGATTTATTATGGAATTACGACTTTCAACAAAATGCGTTCGGTCGTTGATTCATACGATGAAAGCAAAGTGCAAGCATTAGAAATACAAATGAAAGCTCAACAAGAGCGTTTACTAGCTATTCAAGATTCAAGCATTAGAATTAACGAGAAGGCATCAGACGCTATTGCATTGGCTCGTGAAACTTCAGCTATTGCTCGTGGATCACAAAGAGAAGTAGAAGCTTCATTATCAAGCGTTCGATCAGAGGTTAAAGCTCAAATAGATGGCTTAAACACTCAAATGAAAGCTATACAAAAATCAATGACTAACCCAATAGGAAATTAATCATGTTCTCATTATTATCATCAATATTAGGATTTGCTACTGCTGGACTTCCGAGCATTCTTGGATTCTTTCAACAAAAGGGTGATCAAGCTCATGAAAGACAAATGGCTCAATTACAAAACGAACAAGCAATGCGAATGGCTCAACAAGGATTTGTATCTCAAGAAAAGATTGCAGCAATTGAATTAGAACAAACTAATGCAGAAACTTATACACAAGAAAGACAAGCATTATACGAACATGATGCTAAACTTGTATCTGAATCTGCTCAATGGGTTAAGACGCTTAATGCAAGTGTAAGACCTGTTATTGCATTTACTTTTGTCGGTTTATTATTATTTGTAGATATAGCAGGATTTTGGTGGGCAGTAAAATCTACAGGTGGATTTACACCTGAATCAATGGATGCTATATTTTCTAGTGATGAAATGAGTATTGTTGGTTCTATCATCGGATTTTATTTTGGTTCAAGAACTTGGGAAAAAAAATAATTGAAGGTATCAAATAAAGGCATAATATTAATTAAACACCATGAAGGTATTAGGAATAGACCTTATCGTTGCCCTGCTGGGCTTTGGACTGTGGGTGTTGGTCATCTTATCGGTGATGGTAAAACGCTACCAGCGACATGGAATAAAACATTTACTAATGAGGAAATAGATGGAATTCTTAAACGCGACCTCAATCGTTTCGAGTTGGGAGTATGTAAGATGTTACCTAACCTGCGCCTTAAGCAATCTGAATTTGATGCTCTTGTTAGCTTTAGCTTTAATCTTGGTTTGGGATGTTTTCAAAGATCAACCATCCGTCAAGCGATGTTACGCGGTGATAAAGAGGTTGCTGGTCAATCGCTATTGAAGTATTGTAGGGCAGGTGGTAAGATATTAAAAGGACTACAAGTGCGCAGACAAGATGAATATAAACTACTAATGACATAGGATAAGACAATGGATAAGACAGAGATATTAAGAACTGCTAATGAGTATATAACTAAAGACAGACAATCAACGCATGGACAAGCAGAGGATAACTTCGCTAACATAGGAAGATTATGGTCGGCTTATCTCAATTATCCAATCACTTCTCAAGATGTTGCAATACTAATGACACTACTAAAGATTGCTAGATACAAAGGCAATCCATCTTATGTTGATAACGCAATAGATATGTGTGGCTACGCAGCATTGGCGGGCGAGCTAGGGCAAAGGGGTATAAATGAAATTAAGTAAAGGTGCTAACCTATTGAATAACTTAATGTTTTTGGGGGTGCTAAACGA